TTTATTCAACGACTGATTTAGGTTGTGGTGGTACTAGGGACAATTATATGATTATATTGTTTGATGATGGAACAACATATAAATTAAGTAATGACATAGCTGATATTAGTTGTGCTGATTATGCTTCATCAATATATGTGTTTGATCCAAGTATGATTAATAAACCAATCACCAAAATACGAGTACGTCAAAGTAGGTACTATGCTGATTTTATCACAACGGATGGTGAATATACATTACAACAATTAATAACGGTTGTAGAATAATAATAACGGAGACACACGTAGTATACATTAGGGAATTAGGGTCACATATGTGACCCATTCTCATTGTATGTGATATACGTATATTGTTATATGTGGATATGTGTATGTAGTGATATAGGTATATAGGGTAGTGGGTGACAAGTGGGGGATAAGTGGGTGTTAGGATAAGGGTGACATGTGTGCCCTGCTGTCACGCAACCGCCTCAAAACGGTTCCGATAAAAAGATATATGTATATACAAAACACATCAAAATGGATTCTGGACTTGGGTTGGATGGGGTTTAAAAAAATGTTTTGACTTTGGAAATAACTTTATTATATTACTGGTATGAAAGATAAGAAAGAAAAAGATAAGAAAGAGGTGAGGGCCTTAAAACAACAAATAAGGCGAAACATGATTACAAAAGTAAAAAAAGATAAAACCAAATACGACCGTAAAAAGGATTCTGGATTGTGTTTGGTTAGGTTTTACTAAAAAGGATTCTGGACCCGTTTGTGACGGGTTTTTTTCTTAAAAAGGATTCTGGACCCAATGGGTACGTGTTGGTTGGGTGTGGAAAAAGATTCTGGCCAAGCCTACCTCTGATCCCTCCACACCTTGCAACCGGTGCGCCCTTTTTATCCTTCTCGGACTTTATCAATATAACAAAGATGACTTGTGTAGCCAAATTTGTTTTCGCATGTACATTATGCTATATTATAGGCATGAAAGATAAAAAGATAAAGATGACTAAGATTAAATTCACTGGTGTAGCGATTGGATCATTTATCATGGCGTACATGACAATGATGGGTTACGGTTCATATATGTTCAATGATTCATTAGGAGAGATGTTTGTGTTTTTGATTTTTGGTGTTGTGGGATGTGCAGGTACATTTTTGGCTTTCTCAACAAAGTAAATTATATTATAGACATATGAAAGATATGAAATTGAGATTTAAAGATGGTGTGTATGGGTTTGTTTTTGATGGTTGGTATGGTGAGATAAATAACATCATAACAGAACCTATATCTGAAAATGATGTAAAGTTTTTCAATCGTACCTCAGATGAATACATGAGTTTGTTTACTGATGTAGACAGTGTTGTAGAATTTTTCGGTTTGGAAAATAAGGACATTGTAAATGGGAGTTGGGACAATATTTTGGAACTAGAGGAGGATCAGGGATTGGGTCTTCTAAAAAAGGTAGAGTTAAGGAACATAAGTGGAAAAATATAAATTATCCGTATAAAGAGATAATTTGGCATCACACGACAAGATAATTATATTACAGTATAAGAAAGATAAGAAATAAAGATATGAAAAAAGTAATTCAAGACACATTCATCGCCACTTTGTACATGTTTGGAGCAATCATGATGGCGGCAGTAATTATCATTGGTTTGTACAACGTATTAGGATAATTTGGCAGTACAGAAAGATTTAGTTATATTATAAGAGTAAAAGAAAGTAAAATAAAAAGAAATAAAAAGTTATGACAAAGAAAGTAAAAAACACAATCGAGGTAATTCAGGTAAACACAATCTCTAAAAATGGTAAGCGTTTAGGTCGCCCCGCGAATGCAAATAGTCGCCGTCAACAGACATTGGCTTTGAAAGCTGAAATGAGAGAAAAAGGATTGATTAAGCGTGGTCGTCCAGTTGATCCAACTAGTAAAAAACAAATGCGTGAACAAGCACGTCTTGAGTTTTTAGCTAATGGTGGTGTAATTAAGCGTGGTCGTCCCAAAATGGTTAAGACTGAAGTTGAAGCCGAAGCAAAAGGTTAATTAACAACAATAACAAGTCTAAGCTCGCCAATGTGCGAGCTATAGGCATCGATAATATTTAGTAACATGAGTGAATATAGTAATTTGATTGAGTTTCTACGTGACATGCGTGATGCGTTGAATGAACTAGCCGAGGATGCAGAATCCGAGTTGCGTGACATGGATAATTTGGATTTGTCCGAGGACGTGTATAAGTCGGTTGTCTCTAAAATCGATGTGGCTCTTAATGGATGTGATGAATTAATCGATGAGCTAGAGGCAGGATCTTATGACCGTGAAGATCTTTTTGAAGAAGAAGATTTTGATGATCTTTAGAGACCCAAGGCTCCCCCGAGACCCGCTTTCCCCGTAAGTTTGGCGTCTCGGGAGAGATGTGGTTTCCGTAATTTAAAGTTCGAATACGGATCTCCACATCGATGCGTATATACATATATACCCACAACAACAACCCAATTTCCATTTAACCCCTTTTGACATAAAGTACATGGGGTGTAAAATCTCTTTTTTATAAAATTTTTTGTATCGACAAGATATATACGGATATACTGTTTTTGTTCCTACCCTTATATACCCAGGTTTTGTCTTACATTTTACTTATTGGATATCGTCCGTCAATACAAATTGCATATACCATTCCTTTTACAGCTGGGAGATATGGGATGGAAAAAACTTTTTCCTCCTCACTACCACCATAATGGAAACCAAGCAATGAATACAAAGCCACATTTTGTTCCATGTCAAGACTTCGACCGTCACAAATTAAATATCCTTCAATTTCATGTTCCCATGGGAACAACCTAATTTCTCCTAAAATAGGATCATCATTTCCAAACATACTATTTTTTAACTCTTTTATTAAACCCATAGTTCCAACAACAGCTAGACCTATTATTATACTAAAAATTACCCATATTATAAACCACATCAAGTTGCTCATCGTTCAACCTTATCTACTAACATACCTTTCTCATAATACTCTACTACATGGTCTATACCATTTTCACTAAAGAACTTAGAGAAAGCCTCTAATACCCTAATCTTATCTCGTTCGGCCACAACTAATTTAATTGAGTTATCACCTTGTTCTACCGTAAAGGTAAAAGGTAATGTATTAATAGTTGTTTTGATATTACCGGTTGTTGTACTGTACCACTTAGGATTAATAATACTCATTAGTCCATTTCCCCTGTTGTTCTACTATGTCGTGAATAAAGTTTTTTACCATACTTTATTAAGTATCGATAGTTTACATAATCATTCACATCATAAAGTAATGTTACTACTTGATTACCTACCATATAACTTGCTAATGAAATAGGTAAAACTAAATTAACATTCCATACACTTATCAACATTAAAGTTGCCACTAATAAGTTGATAGTACTGATTAAAACTGCTTTCATAATTACTTTGACGTTCTACGTGTTCTTGATTTTTTCTTTGTTTTAACTTGTTTCTGTGCTGCCTCTATTTTTTTCATTTGTCTAGCAACACGTTTTTGTTCTTTTAATTTCTTTAGTTCTTCCTTCATTTGTTTATCTGTTTTACCATATGTTGTAACCACACTAACGGGGTTAATTGGTGAAACATCTGTGTCGTAGTGCCAAACCGTCTTCTTAATATCCGCATCATCACTACCAAAAAACACTCTAGTATACTTCATTTCTAACTATAATATAATAAAATTTACCCTAAGAGCCAAACTTACTTACACATTTCTTTAGTATATACGGATATAGAAGTTATATATGTGCCCACGACGGGCCAAGAACCCCTCTTTTTCTTTTTAGTTTTCTTTTGTTATATTATGTAGTATGGAAAAGAGATCTTATAGAAAATCGGTTAAATCTAGAAAATGGTATCATGTTATGGATGCTGATGGTAATTTTTATGCTGGATTAAAAGGTGGTTATCCAATTTTCACACATGATTATAAAGAGTCTCATCCTGTTCCTGATTTGATAGCTGTAGCTAGAATTGAAAAAATGTCGGGTAGGGAACTTATTTATGAAGAAGAATTAATTTTTTAACCTTTTTTTCAAAAAGGCTTGGCTTCCCAAGATTTTTCCATTATCTTCACCCTCATTAAAGAGCAAGGGAATAAGTGAGAATGGATGAATGGAGAGAATGAGAAAAGGGAGAATGAGAAAAATGAATAAATAAGGTATAAGGTTAAAGCAGCTCTGCGCTAAACCTTGTATACATAAAGAATTTATATCTACATATATTTATATACATACATATGAGCAAAAAGTTGTTGTTAGAAGCTATCCATAGTAGCGGATTATTTAGAAACGTTAACTCCCTCCAATTATTTGTCTTAGGCCTTAATTACTGTATCCATTGTAATGAGCTTAAAGAGGCCCTGGATAGTAGGGGAGTATCTTATAAATTTATTGATGCCGATGCTAATGGTAAATTCTCCGATACTATTGAGGAACTAACTAACAATGAAAATTACCCAATGGTTATACTTTATGACGGTAGAAATGCTGAAGTTATAACTGATAATTTTGAAAATTTATTTTAATTTAATATGAGACAGAAACAACTAGTATCTAGAAAGCTAGATCAATTGGAAAATATGCTTAACAAGCTTAATTTCAAATTCCGTGAACTACCACTTTCTATTCAATCATCCCAGGAATTAAGAGAATTTGTTGATTATCTGAAGGAACATGTATCAGATATCCAGACATTGATTAATAATGAAGGTGACGAATGGAGATAAATTTGGCTCTCTAATTCCTCTTTATTATATTACCAGTATATGAGTTTAACACCAGAACAAATAGAGTCTAATTGGCAGCAGTTTTTAGGTCTAATCGACCTTTACATTTCTTCTCCTCGTAAAGAGAAATTACTTGAGTTCTACAATAAGTATGAAGAGCGTTTTTGTTTAATGCCTGCTAGTCACAAAAAAGAGTACCACAACTGTTTTCCAGGTGGTTACGTTGATCACGTATTGCGTGTTGTTAATGCTGCCTTAGACATCGACATGGTATGGAAAAAATATGGTGTTAAAGAAACTTATACCACTGAGGAATTGGTATTCGCAGCCTTAAATCATGATGTTGGAAAATTTGGTGATTTTGAAAATGAGGCTGTGATACCAAATCCTTCAGAATGGCATGTTAAAAATCGTGGTGAAATTTACGCCTTTAATCCGGCGCTTGCTTATATGACTGTTCCAGATCGTGGTTTGTGGTTACTTACCCAATTTGGAATTGAGTATTCTCAAAACGAAATGCTTGCCATTAAGTTGCATGATGGATTGTATAATGAGTCAAATAAACCTTATTTGATGACTTGGATGCCAGAAACTAAACCTAGGACATCTTTGATCTACATTGTTCATCAAGCTGACTTAATGGCAGCTCGTATTGAGTTTGAACACGAAGCATTAGATAGATTTGTTGATCCTAGAACTGTTGTAGCACCTAAAAAAGAACCTAGAGTAACAGCAGTTAAAAATAAAGAAGAAGCTTTCAAATCAATTAGCAAAAACAATCCTGGCTTTGCTGATATGTTAAAAAATTTATAATATTATGACATTTACAATAATAACCATACTAAATGTATCTCTTTGGGTTTTATCCATTGGTGGTTATATGGTATGGAACTTACTAAAGAAAAACGAGAAATTAGAAAATATTGTTAACCAACAGCAGATGTTGATTCAAGAAATTTCTCAAACAATTGAAGAATCTGCTAAATACCTTAAAGAAATTGATAAACGTGGTTCATTCTCATCTGATGATGAAATTGGATGGTTCTTTAAAGGTGTTAAAGAGATCCAATCAACATTAAACCAATTTATTATTAAATAATGGAAGTTGCGGTATTACCTGAATTGGATGTCCCTACAGTAGAACTCACTAAAAAGGGTACTGTACGTAAACGTAAACCTAAAAAGAAAAATACCTATTTTACTCAAGAAACAGAAGATGCTATTGTTAAATGGGCTAAAACAACTGATCAAGTTGAAAAAGATAGACTTTTTTCTGAACAGATTTATCACCCATTTTTCAAATTAACCGAAAATATTATTCATACTTTTAAGTATTATTATACTGAAGTTGATACTATTAAAGAATTGCAACATGAAGTTATTATTTTCTTATTAGAAAAAATGCACATGTATGATCAATCTAAAGGTAAAGCATATTCTTACTTTGGTACTATAGCTAAACGTTATTTAATTCTTTCTAATCAGGCTATATATAAGAAAATTAAAAATAAAGCTGAAGTAGAAGAGGTAGATGAAGACAATACAATCTATAATGATTTAGTAGCTGAAGCTGACCCAACTGGTCCAGCTGAGTTTATGGATTTGTTTTGTGATTTTATGGACAAGTATATTTACCATTATTTTCCTAAACAAAAAGACGCTCAAGTAGCTGATTCAATTGTTGAGTTATTTAGAAAAAGAGAAAATATAGATATATTCAATAAAAAAGCATTATACATCTATATTAGAGAAATGACTGACTCTACAACACCTCAAATTACTCGTATTATTAAACGTTTAAAAGTAGTTTATAAAGATCAATACGATAATTATTATAACTATGGATATTTAAAACATTAGTCAAATTCTTGTTTTTGACTTGTATTTATATTATATACAAGCGTATGAATTTTGATACAATCATATTTAAAGATAAAACTTTCGGTTCGTTGCTAGAGGATATTTATAAAAACTCTAAGGAAAAAGAAAAACAACTAAAAGCTTTAATCTCTCAATTAAAAGAATTTATCCATGAACCTGGTGACGCTGTCATGATGGTTCCTTTGTTAAAAGAATATCTTGAAATTAGTGTTAAGAATGATGATGCTTTAATCAAGATGGCAGGTATTGTTCAAAGAGCAATGAATGCTGCTTCACAAGATGGTGGTGAATTATTAACTGAGAAAGAAAAAGAAATGTTGTTTGAATCCTTACAAGAGATTAAAGACTAAATGCCTACTAGTGCTACTTATATAATAACCGGAAACCCAACTGGAAATGTTAACTCATCTTTAGCTGCTAATGCTTTGATAAAAGTAGCAGAGTTGTTAGTAGTGATATTTTTGGACGAGTACTATCTGTAAATAATGATAGATCAATTACTTTTGAGTATTTAAATAATAATTTTAACTCATCAACAGTAGGAACTTCAACTTCTGGACAAACTGCTTATCCATCTTCTAATACAATAATTAAACTTCCAGTTGTTGGAGAAATAGTTAAATTATTTAATGGTCCTGAACCTTTTAATTTATCAACAAATAAAGCACAATATACTAAAGTAATTTATTATGAACCTCAACCCTTAAATGCTTGGCAAGATGTTAATAATAATGTTATATTAGATAACACTATACCACAAAATACCCCACAAGGAAATAATGTTAATGTTGATGTTAACTCATATATAAACTCTTCAAACGGATTTTAATGGCTGGAGAATATAGTAATAATAAATATTATAGAAGAAGGATTAATCCTGGTGATGTTACTATTGAAGGTAGAGCATCTAATGGAATGACTTTAGATAATACTGGTAATGTTTTTTTATATTCTTCACAAAATCAAAATATAACTAATCAATTAACATCAAGTAATTATGATGGGGCTATAGAAATATCACCTAACACTGATAATTCTTTTATAGGTATTATATCAACCTCAACAGATTCTTTAATATCAAATTCTCCTATCAATATCCAGATGGGTTCTACAAACTATACTACTTTTAATTTAGAAAATAATTCTTCTAATTATATAGTTACAAACCCAACAGGAGCTTTACCTACTCAAGCATTAACCCAATCTTCTGTTTTACCTAATGAAGAACCTTCTAATGAAGAAGTATTAGAAAAAATTAAAACAGTAATTCCTCAATTTAATCCTGATGAATTTGAAGATTTAATAATTTATCAATTACCTGAAGATGAAGATCTTGAATCTATTCAATTAAGTGATGTTGATAATCCTTATTATCAAGAGTTTTTTGTTTCACAAGCTTATATAGAATCTATATCGGCCGATCAAGAGTTAAACATTTTATCAACTCCAACAACCCCAATTTCAACTTTTAAACTTACCTCAGAACAAGAAAAAGAGGCTCAATCTGCTTTAAATGATATATCTAGTTTTACTTACAATCCTAGAATAACTTCTGGTGGTACTGGAGCCGGTGCCGGTTGTAAAAGAAGTGGTAGGGTAGCTATGACAAAAAATGAGTACATTTATTATATGAAAAAACTTCTTGAAACAGCTAATATACCTATTAATCAGTATACTTTAATTTTTATGTTAGCTTGGAGAGAACAAGAAGGAGCTTGTGCTTTATATAATGCCTTTAATTCAACTCAACCAACAGGATGTGTTAAAGATAATTCAGGAAATTGTATAAGTTTAAATAAAGCTAAAGTTACAGATTATACTTCTTTTGAAAATGGTATTAATGCTAATGCTGGTTTATGGAAAAGTTCAAGATATGCTCCTATAGTAGCTGCTTTAAAAACAGCTTCATCTTATCAAGATCTTTTTAATTTAATAGCTAGCCAATCAGATGGTCCAAGTAATGGTGCTTTTTATGTTTGGTCTCAAGGCTTTTACAAAGAACGTTCTAGATGTTGTGGTTCTGGGTGTTCTCGTAACCCAAATTGTTGCAACAAATATAAATGCCCAGCACCTACTAATGTCAATAATTATATAGCTCCTATAATAGAAAGATGGATTAACGCTGGTAAAATAACTATAACTAATGCTATATTTAAAAAATCATGAGTACAACATTACCTAGTCAATACGAAGGAGAACAGATTATATTATCATCTGGTCGACTTATCTTAAATGGTAGGTCTGATAGTGTATTCTTAAGTTCTAATCAATATATTCATATAAATGCTAATGAAGGTGTTTATATTGATGTCGGACCTGAAGATACTGATAATATAGTTAATAAATTTTATATTAATTCTCCATTAATTCAATTAGGTGATGAGAAAAAAGGTAATTTACAAGCAGTAGTTAAAGCTGATGATTTAAAACAAATATTAACAGAAATGGTTAACGCTATTAATAATTTTAATGAATTAGCCGCTACAAGTACTAAATTACCTCCTGTATATGCTGCAGCTGCTGATTTTTTAAAAATTCAATTGAATTTAAGTTTACAAAAACTAGATAATCCTGGTTTTTATAAGTCTAATATAACTAAAACTATATAATGGGTATTTTTGATTTAGTTAAAAAATTACAACCTACCTTAGAACTTCCTGATTTAGAAGAAGTAGGTGACTTTGGCTTTTCAGCTCCATCATTTGAAGATGCTAAAAATTCTGTTGGACAAAAAGTATCTGGTTCTGTTAGTGATTTTAAAACAAAAGTATCCTCTTCATTATCAAATACTGATTTAGATGGTGATGGTTCTTTAGGAGTTAAAGAAATTGTAAAAGCATTAATTCCTATATTAAAACCTATACTAATATCTATAGCTACATCAGAAGAAAATATAAACAAAATAACTAAATCAGCTACATCATTATTAGATAGAAAAGGAAGAGTAGAAATTCAAGGTACAACTGTTAATTTTTACCCAGTTGTTGATGGTCCTTGGTTAGAGATTAAAGCTCAGTTTGATAGAAGAATTCAGTCTACTACTAAAACTATAGAAAAAATAAATGATGGTATAGAAAAACTTAATAAAATTTTAGGATTTGCTAATAAAATATTAACAGGATTACAAATACTTCTTAAATTTAGAGAAGGTCAAATTGAAGTTCAATTTATTTCAACCACTACTGAATTAGCAAGCCCATCACCTTCTAAACCTACAACAGGATTATCACTTGCTGATATACTTAAAAAATATGAAAAAAATATTAAACTTCAACAAACTATTAGTGATATAAATGAAGTTATTGGAGTTATAAAAGCTTTAATAACAACAGCCAATTCTTTATTATCTAATTTAAAATTTTTATTAAGTCAAGCCCAACTTAATATTATCAACAACCCAGCAGATTACAAAAACACTAAAGAAGAATTAATAACATCTATTAAATCTACTGAAGTACCTTTAACATTAGAAGAAACTATAATAGGTTCAAATGGTATAAAATATACTATTAAAATTGTTGCTTTAGATAATGGATTTAATAAAGCAGTAGCATATGAAGCTTTATCAGGATTATTAATAACCCAAACAGCTCCTAGTATAATTAAAACACCATACGAATTAATTCAAGAATTAAAACGAATACTTAGTTAATATAAATATTTATAAACATGAAAGCAAATGAATTTTTAAATGCAATCAGAAAAGTTGTGCGAGATGAAGTACGAAATGTACTTCGTGAAGAACTCAATGAAATGAGTAAACCTCAAGTTAATGAATCTAGAACAGTAAAAAATATTGTTAAAGATATCCCTGTTAAAAAACAAACATTTAAACCAACAGGTGACCCAATTAAAGACATTTTACAAGAAACAGCCGCTGATGGTAGTTGGAGAACTTTAATAAATGGTACTTCTCCTATGGCCCCTAATTTTTCATCTATGATGCCTAATATGGGAGGTAATGAAACTAAAGTAACTTCTGTAGAAAATTTTTTACAACAATCAGGTCCTGTTAAAGACATTAATCAAGTACAAATAGATGCTGTTCCTGATTATAGAGCTATAATGGGTAAATTAAAAGAAAACGGTAAAATCTAATGCCAGTAAGACCAATATATAGAATTAATCCCCAAGTAGCTAGACCTCAAAGAGCTTTGGGGATAAGTGTTTTGTATAATGGTAATGGTGTATTTAATCAAACTATCACAACAAAAGATCAAGTTAAATCTCAATTAATTAATTATGTTTTAACTAATAAAGGTGAAAGACTTTTTGATCCTAACTTTGGAGGAGATATAAGACGTATGCTTTTTGATCCTACTACTAATGTTGATAGTATAATAGCTACCTTAGAACAAGGGATATTAGAATATGTTCCTGGAGTTATTATCAACAATATAACCATAAACACAGATCCAGATAGCTATACAGCTAACTTAATAATAGATTATAGTATATATGATCAAAAAGATCTTTTAAATATTAATATAACACAATGAGTCAAGATATAAAATATATTAACAGGGACTTTACTTCTTTAAAACAAAGTTTAGTAGAGTATATTAAAAACTATTATCAGAATAGTTATATAGATTTTGGACCATCCGCTCCAGGTAATATGTTTATTGATTTGGCTGCTTATGTTGGTGATGTTTTATCATTTTATACTGATAATCAAGTTCAAGAAACATTATTAGCTTACGCTCAAGAAGAAAAAAATATATTAGCTTTAGCATATTCTTTAGGATATAAACCAAAAGTTATTTCAACTGCTCAAACTAATTTAGATGTATTCCAACTAATTCCTTCAGATGCCTCTAACAACTATGAACCAGATTATAGATACTGTTTACAAGTACAAGAAGGTTCAGTTGTAACTTCAAATTCAAACTCATCTGTAACTTTTATAACTGAAAATTTAGTCGATTTCAGATTTTCATCTTCATTTGATCCAACAGATATATCAATTTATAGTTATGTTGCCGGTACAAATAACCCAGAATATTATCTATTTAAAAAAAGAGTTTCAGCTTATTCAGGAACTAAAACATCAACAACATTTACTTTTGGTAATTCTCAACAGTTTTCAACAGTAGATTTAGTTGATAATCAAATTATTAAAGTTGAAAGTATAGTTGATGATGATGGTAATACTTGGTATGAAGTTCCTTACTTAGCTCAAGATACTATTATTGATAAATCATATAACATTCCTGTTTATGAACCTAATTACGCTCAATATAGAGACTCAGCTGCTTATATGTTGAGACTAAAAAAAGTTAATAGAAGATTTACAACTAGATTTACCAATGCTACAACATTAGAAATAGGTTTTGGATCAGGAGTTTCTTCAGTTGCTGATGAATTAATTATCCCTAACCCAGATAATGTTGGTTTAGGTTTAGTTGATGGTATATCTAAATTTAATACAGCATTTGATCCATCAAATTTCTTATATACTAATGAATATGGTTTAGCACCTTCAAATGTTACTTTAACAGTTAATTATATAGTTGGTGGTGGCCCAGAATCAAATGTTCCTTCTAATGACTTAACAATTCCTACAACAGTAAATACTTTTATAGATTCATACGGTTTAGACTCAGGTATAGTAACTGTTGTTCAAGATTCTGTAAGATTTAACAATCCTGTAGGAGCTGTTGGTGGTGGTCCTGGTGAAACAGTTGAAGAAATTAGACAAAAATCATTAGCTAACTTCCCAACTCAATTAAGAGGTGTTACTAAAGAAGATTATTTAGTAAGAGCTTTATCATTACCTTCGGAATTTGGTTATATATCTAAAGCATTTGTTGCCCAAGATTATAAAGTAGGTATAGATACTGATAGACCTAATGAATTACTAAATAACAATCCATTAGCTTTATCTATTTATATTTTATCAAATAATATAGATGGAAAACTATCCACAGCATCTCCAGCTGTTAAACTTAATTTAAAAAATTATTTAGAACAGTTTAAAATGATTACAGACGCTTTATCAATTAGAGACGCTTTTTATATTAATATAGGTGTTAATTTTGATATATCTGTTTTAACTGGTTATAATGCGCAAACAGTGCTAACTGAATGTATTACTAAACTAAAAACATTCTTTGAAACATCTAAATGGAATATTAATCAACCTATTATTAAAACTGCAGTTGAAGCTGTATTATATAACACTCCTGGTGTTCAAACAGTAAGAAAATTAGAATTTGTTAATAAAGCTGGTTCAAATTATTCTCCATATGCTTATGATTTAAATGCTGCTACTTTAAATGGAATAATTTATCCTTCTATTGATCCTTCTATATTTGAAGTAAGATATCCTGATTCTGATATATCTGGTCGTGTAATAGTTTACTAAAAATATATTTATATAAAATGGCTGTATATAAACTATTCCCTACAAAAGACGCTACAATCTACTCAGACTATGCCTATCTCAACTCAGGTATAGATGAGATATTAGACATTTCAAAACAACTATCTAAAGTTTATGATGGTCAAGCTGAAATGAGAAGAATATTAATGCAATTTGATCAAACACCAATTAATCAAATTAAAAACAATTATTCTCCTACTCCAGTAACTTGTAGTTTACATTTATATGCTGCTAATGTTAGTGGTTTACCATCCGATATAGTATTAAATATTAATCCAATTTCTCAATCTTGGGATATGGGAACTGGTAGATTAGCTGATATTCCTATTGTAGATAATGGAGTAGCATGGAGATACAGATCATCAGATCAAACTAACGCTTGGGCCACAACATTTAACTCAGGAGTTACAGGATCATATACAGGGTCAAATTATGGTGGAGGTACTTGGTATACATCTTCAGTTAGTCAATCATTTAATTTTTATACTTCAAAAGATATAAATGTTGATGTTACAAGTTTGGTTGATATGTGGTATAATGAAGAAATTGAAAATAATGGATTTATTATACAATTAAGTGGATCAACAAATGAAGTAACTAGTACAGGTTCATTATATACAATGAATTTCTTTTCTAGAGATACTAATACTATTTATCCACCTTATCTAGAATTAAAATGGGATGATTCAACTTGGAATACTGGTTCATTAGTTACTATAACTGATGATAATGTGTTAGTTACTTTAGGTAATAATAAAGAAGAATATAGAGAAACAGAATATGCTAAAATAAGAGTTTATACTAGAAAACGTTATCCAACTAGAACTTTTACAACAGCATCATTATATGCGTACAACAATTCATTACCTCAAACATCTTATTACTCAGTAATAGATTTAGATACTAATGAAACAATAATTGATTTTGATTCTACAGCAACTAAATTAAGCTCAGATTCAACAAGTAATTATTTTAATCTTTATATGAATGGTTTAGAACCAGACAGATATTATAAGATATTAATTAAAACAATTATTGGAGCTAATGTTTATGTTTTTGATCAACCAAGTTTTTATTTTAAAGTAACACAAAATGTAAAAAGTGTAGGTGATACAACATTTACAAACGCTGCAGGATTCACAACTTCATTTAGTTTAGCATTTGGTAGTTAATGGGAGAAATAGTAAACATAAAGAAAACTATATATAATAATGACAATTTTAAAGAAATTGTTAATACATCTTTTACTCAACTAATCCCAGCTCCATCATCAACAGATACTGGTTCTGGTTTATTAAGTGTTCAAGATTTTTTCCAACAATATGAAACTTTATTTTTTTCTATTCCTTTAACAGGTTCAATTAATTCTCATGAATATTTAGCTGAAAGAAGTTTAAATGAACTTGGAATTTCATTAGATAGTTTGTATAATGAGTTAGAAGGTTTAAGACAAGAAAATGTATCACTTAAAAATCAAGTTATAACTTTATCAAATTTTAATACAACAAATCCGTAATGGCAATAATAGTAAATAAGTTATCATCAACAGATCAAATATTAACACCTGAAGAATTAACTTTAGTTGTTAATACTGAAATGAATAGAAGTTTTGGTCAACCTGAAGACTTTATTGAATTACATGTTTATGATAATTCTGATAACTTATTAAGATCAGTTGTACCTTTTTCAGACTATAAAGTACCTAATAATGGTATTACTGATAATGTTAATAAAATAAAACAAATAGAATTTGATCCAGGTATAGATGTTCAAAGATTAGGTTTTACTAGAGGTGATTTTGTAGTTGATTATAATATTCTTAGGCCAAAAATTTCACCTAGACCAGAAAGAGATTTTTTTATTAAAGAAATTTCTAATGATAGATTAGAATTAAGACTAGCTTCAACAGTATTAACTCCACAAGCTATAACAGCAGGTACATCAACTTTTATAACAGAATTTGAAAATACTCCTTATTTTAAAGAATTCTATTTAAATTTTGGCCAAAACCAATTTATTCCTGCAGTTAATATAGCTTTAGATTTAAATACAAATACTGTTTTAATAAAACTAATAGATCCACTTCCTGTTAATTTTATTATAAATGATAAAGTAGGGATAGTTGATAAATTATCTATTGATGATAGATTTTCAGTATCAATATTTTTTGAACTACCTGAAGAAACATTACCTACTTTACGACCAGCTAATTTTAATATAGATACTGATTCTCAAGTAGCTGGATCTACACCATATTATAATTATTCCCAATTAACTAATATAACTGGATCTCAAAATTCAACATTACAAAAATTAATTAATTATGTATCTTCATCTAATTTTCAAATAAATGTTGATTATACAAATTATGCTAATTTTGTTAAATTTTCATCTGTTAATACTCGTTTAGAAACTTTTCAATATAAAGTAAACCAAATAGAACTTTATAATGAATTAATATACTCTGCCTCTCAAAGTCCATCATCTACAGCTTTATTAGATGCTTCTTCTTCCTTAAATTCTATTGATAACATTATTCAGGGATTTGATGGGTGGGAAAATTATTTATATTTTGAGTCAAGTTCTTTTTCTTGGCCTAAATCAAATTCGACACAACCATATACATTATATTCTGTGTCGAGTTCACAAGTTATAACATGGTATAGCGCATCATATGAATCAGGCAGTATATATGACAACTCTAATAGAAATTACTTAGTAAACGCTTTACCTACTTATGTTAGTGAAGATTCAAGCAATACAGAGTTATTTACCTATGTAGGCGCTTTAGGCCAAATGTTTGATGAAGTATGGCTTTATATTAAATCTATAGTTGATCTTCACCAAGCTAAAAATAGTTTAGATCAAGGTATATCTAAAGATTTAGTTTATTATGCTTTACAATCATTTGGTATAAAAGTTTATACTGATGAGGATGGTACAGAAGTATTTGATTACTTATATGGAATTAACTTAGATGGTTCTTATCTCCCAGTGACATCATCTTATCAAACACTAATTTCATCTTCCCAATATCAAACACCAGGTCAAGATCAAATTAAGTCTTTTTATAAAAGAATATATAATAACCTACCAGCTTTATTAAAATCTAAAGGTACTAATAAATTTGCTGATTATTTATCTACTTTGTATGGTATTCCTAATACTATTTTAAGACCATTAGGTTTTGGAGGTGTTGATAAAAATGAAGAAACAATTGAGTATAGTTTTAACAGATTTACCTATGGCGCTGAAGTAAGTGGTTCTCAATATTTTTATACTCCTTGGACAACATTATCATCATCATTTGTTTCTGGAACTTATAATGATCCTTCAATAAATGCTTTTGAATTTAGATTTAAACCATTTGAAGGATCAACTATAGCGAATACTCAATCTTTAGCTACTATTAGAGATTTTGATACTAGTAATGATCCTCTTATAGGTGTTACTTTAACAAAATATGTAACAGGTAGTTTTAATTATGGTGTTGTTAAATTATTAATTGATAATATTGGAGGGGGTTCAACAACTACTTATCAAGAAGTAGAATTAGATCCATTACCTATATTTGTTACTAATTCTTTAGGAGAATATAATTGGTATAATGTTTTAGTCCAAAGAAATCTTTTATCATCTGGACCTTATGTTATTGATGGGTATGTTAATACTGGATATGTATCTGATCCTAATGGAGATTATAATTATACAATATTTGTTAAAAACGAAATAGGTGGAGAAATAGGTCATCAATCTTCAGGATCATTTGAAAATAATATTAATAATGACTATATAGATGTAGCTTGGAGTGGTAGTACTACTAAACAATTAGTTTTAGGTGGTTATGATACAATTCCAAATAATTCTGCTTTTGGTGTTAACTTTAGTGGATCGTTACAAGAATTAAGATTATGGGGAACAACAATATCTGAATCTAAATTCAACCACCATGTTCTCAACCCAGAATCATTTGAAGGAGATAACACAGGATCTGCTTATGATAATCTAATTGGTAGATTTCCATTAGGTAATGATCTATATACTTATAATCATTCAACTACTACTAAAGTTTATGGTGTTCAACCAAACTTAAGCATGGCTTATAGTTCATCTGCTTATTCAACATCATCATATATTTCAGCTAGTGGATTTGATAATTTTATAAATTATTCATCATTTGTTGAAACTTATTACACTAACCCAGCAATTTCAACATATACTAGTCCTGTGACTAGTAAAATTGATATTGTTAGTGGAAGTGTATATGGTGATATATTAACACTTAATAAATCTATTGTTAATAAACCTATTTTAAAATCAACAACAGATATTCACTTATATCAGTTTGGTTTTTCTCCTCAAGATGAAATAAATGAAGATATTATAGCTCAATTAGGTACTACTTATAATATAGATAATATTATAGGTGATCCTAGTGAAGCTAGTTCAACTTCTTATGAACAATTAACTTTATTACAAGCTGAATATTTTAAAAAGTATCAAAATAAGTTTAATTATAAAGATTTTGAAACATTAATTGATTATTTCCATAATTCAGTATTTAAATTCATTCAAGATTTTGTTCCTGGAAGAAGTAATACAGCTACAGGTTTAATTTATAAATCTCATATTTTAGAAAGAAATAAACAAGCTAGATATGAACCTACTTGGACAAATCCATATTACACTGGTTCTTTTGAAACAGAAGAATTTAGTGGTGGTTATGGTGGTTCAATGCCTGATATAAGAGTTTCTTCTAGTATATATAGAGTATCAACAGGTACTGGATCAGTTGATGTTATAGGAGATAATAAATACGCTTATAATGGTGAACTTTCTGGATCAATAATAAATGTAAGCAACTATTATAATTTTTACAATCCAGCTACTTTACCACAAAATACAGATACTCTTTATCAAACAGGATCATTAGGTACTGTTGTTCAAACTGTAGGTAGTTTACCAACTCTTCTAATACCTTATGATATTAATGTTGATCAATCTTATTTCTTAAGTTTTGATTATTCTGGATTAGGTATAGGAGATAGTATTTTTGTTAGAGATACATTAGGTGATACATTATATACTGTTTCTAGAGGACCATCTGATCCTTCTTCAGGAACTGTTTATAGAATAGAATTAAGTAATATTCAATCATCTCCAATTGGATTTTTTACAACAGCAGCTAGTGTACCTATTACTAATGTAAAAATAGAAATTTATGGTCCTTTAGATAATAAACCATATGGTGGTTTTGAAGCATTAAATAATAATGTTGAAGAAAATAGAACTTCTGATATTGTTAAATTATTATCATATAATGAAGATGGTACAACCGTTACAAGTTCAGTTCAATTACAAGATGCTTTATATACATCAACTTTATCTGTTCCTAGAATAAGTGGAACTAAAACAACTAGTAGATATTATAATGAATATTCTGATGGTGATATAACATATGATTTAACTTCTGTTATTGATCAAAAACAATCATATTTTGCTTTTAGTGACTGGAACGGTAATACATTAGCTGAAAGATTTGGAAGTAGTAATTATCATATTAAATATTTAATTGATGAAGATGGAAATGTATTTAAACCTGAATATTCATCATCTTACTATTATAATACTGATCAAAATTTTGGTGCCTACACTCCAGTTAACATAGCTGTTTATAATGGTAGTGGAAGTTTTACTCAAGATTATGATACTACTTCATATATTCCTTTAAAAAGATTTACTCCAATTATCTTTACTGATACAGGATCTCAAGGTGAAACTTATTTAGTTGACGGAACACTTCCTACAATGTCATTTAGTTTAGATCCGGGATTCGCAGGTGTTTTACCTTCTTATGGAGCTAAAATTGATTCAACTATATATAGTAATATTTTTCAAACAATTGAAAACAATTATAATCTCCCTGTTAGAGCCCAAATGGGAACATTTACTTTAGATGTTGTATATGATTATGCTAGTGGATTTGCTTCTACATATGGTATAGGTGGTTCAGGTGTAATAAGTAGATATATAAGCCAGTTTGATTCTCCAGCTATAGCAATTGTTTCAGCTAGTGTTGCTTTAGAAAATTTAGGATCAGGTACCACTATTAACCCAAAAATAGAATTAAGAAAAAATAGTCAAGTATTAGGAACAAATTTTAGTGCTTTACCTAATAGTGCTGGTAAGGTTACAAGAACTATTTACGCTACAACTGATATAAAAGCAGGTGATAACTTTTTTATAGATATAACCAATACTACTAATGAAGGATCTTCAGCTGATTTAAAATATAGTGAAGTAAAATTTCAAATAGATCCTGATTTTACAACATCTAATGTTCCTAAAAATCAAACTTGGACAACTGGATCTAATACAGGAACTCATCCATTTGTATTGACCGGTTCATCCTTATTAACTAGTATATATGGAGCCAATATTCAAGATCCTTTAACAACGGGATTTGGTAGTCCTTTAAATTTTACTATTCAAAGATATGATGAGTTTAGATTTGAAGGTGATGAAAATAAAGTATACAGAGTTATAGATTCATATATATCAGGATCTCCTTCTCAGTTATATGTTACTTTAGATAGACCTATATTATCTGACAGTTTTACAGATATACAATATTTTGCTATTCGTAGATTAATAGATGATCCCGGTTTTATCATTATTAACAACAACCCGGCTAAACTTCCATCTCCTGGTCCCGCGTTTATTGTGCCAAAATATCCTTCTGACAAACTTAAAGAAAATTTACCAGAAATAATAAATAATCTTTCATCAAAACTTTTAATTTAATATATTTATAATCAAAAAATATGGCTTTTTTAAATAACCAATACATTACTATTGATGCTGTATTAACCAAAAAGGGACGTGAATTACTCGCCCGTAATGATGGTTCTTTCAGAATTACTCAGTTCTCTCTTTCAGATGATGAAATTGATTATACTTTGTATAATCCAAATCACCCTTCAGGATCAGCTTTCTATGGAGAAGCTATTGAAGCAATGCCTTTACTAGAAGCATTTGTTGATAATACTCAAGATATGAAGTATCAACTTGTTACTTTACCAAGAGGCACAAGTAAACTTCCAGTATTAAGTATTCCTACAGGTACTATTTCATTAACTCAAGGAGCTCAAGTTACAATTTCTCCACAAACATTAAATTATTTAGGTGCTTCTGGAGCTACAATTGAAACTTCTGGTTATACAGCTATTTTAGGAGATAGTAGAGTATGTGCTAGTTTTACAGGTGTTGGTATTGATACTACAAATATTAATTTAGATTCTCTTGTTCCAACAACAAGTGGTGTAGCATTATCATCAGCTCAAGTAGGTACTTCATTCACATTTGTAGCAGGTACAGCTAATGATTCATTATTCCCTAATGGATCTAGTGCTGTAACAGGAACTCAATACACTACAACTGTTACATTTATTGGTAGAGATTCAGGAGCTAGAATTACTATTCCATTTGTATTAAAGAAAAAATAATATAATATAAAATGTCATTTTCACAATTTGCACCAGATGATTCAGTTACAAGCAACCAGGAAGTAGTATCTACTTTATGGAGTACTGATGATGCTACAGCTACTGCTTTTTATACCTCATCCACTCAACAAGCTTCAACTTTAGGTGATTTCTATCTAAATGTTTATACTAGTGATCCACAAGTTAATACTAGCGCTAGTATAGAAATGTCACTTGCTTATGGAGATAGTAGAGGTTCTGGATCAGCTTATTTTAATTCTGCTGTTGATGGTAAATCACCTACAAGAGATGTTTATGGTCAATTTAGAACTTTAATTTTAGGTGACGAGAATACTAAATTCACTTTTGATACTTTAGCCACTGGATCAGACCAAATAGCTATTATTTCATTTGCTAGAAGCCAATATAAACAATCTTTATATGGAGGTAGTTTAACTCTAGTATTAAGTGGTAGTGGGGATGATAGATTAACATTAACAGATAATTCCCAAACACAAACAACGGCTGAATTTATACAAAACACCCAATATTATACATTAATATCTGGTTCTCAAGGAACATCTGTGACTCAGGCTTCTTTACCTAGTGGTTCTTATGGATATGTTTTTCCAAGTGAAGGTTTAATAATATTGAATGCTTTGGCTTTAGCTCAACCATATTCTGTTGGTGGATTAGGTATAACATGGAATGAGGATAGTAATGCCACTGTAGCAACCGCTGCTCCTGGATATAACTACAATAATAGAATTTTATACAATGCTATAACATTAGGTGAAAACTTTAGAATACAAGCTAGTGAAACTGTATCATCTAGATACTTCTTTTGCCGTGTTAAAAACTCTGAGTATAACTTTACTAGTAATCCAACAATTATAGATGCTAATGGTAATTTATTATATGCAACTCTAATTAATAATCCTGTAACATATCCAACAGCTGTAGGTTTATATAATGATACAGGTGATTTATTAGCTGTAGCTAAATTAAGTCAACCATTACAAAAAGACTTTACTAAGGAAGCTCTTATTAGAGTTAAATTAGACTACTAATATGATATGGCTTATACTTCATGGAAAAGATTAAATGTAAGTGATGTTTTTGCTGTACCTTATACAGCAAACAAATATTATCTTATAGCAGGATCCAACTTTGAAGATAATCAAATTACAATTAATGTTGGTACACAAAATACAGGATTTATTTATCCTTTAGAAGGTTACAAAACAAATAATCAATTTGATTACTTAGTTTATAGAAGTATCCAAACTAGATACTATCCTGATTTTTATAATCAATCTCATTCAACAGGATCTTTTAAACAAACAACTTATTTAGATGGTACTCAAGTAGGAACTTACTATACAGGTGGATTTATTAATCCTGGAAATTTATTATCAACAACAAAATATTTTCCAACATCATCTAATGATACTATTTTAGTTATTAATACACCTAAAAATTTAATAGGAACCAAAATAACCCCAGGTACTTTTAAAATAACTATTAATAGTGGTTCTATATATGATGATGGACAATATAATTTACTATGGAGTGGATCAAATGTTGGATCATCAATAGGAACAACATTATCTCAATCATCTTATGTTGGTAATATATTTTATGAACAAGGTATTTCTGTATTAACAGTTATACCTGATTCATTAGCTCAAAATTATACAGTTGGTACTTTACCTACAAGAAGCTTATCAACTAATATAGATTATATTGAATTTAAAAATGATTATACAATTTATGAAAATTTTGTAAAATGTACAATTAAAGATTATGAATTTAATGCTAGTTATAACCCAACTATGTTAACAGGTAGTGTTACAGCTAGTAATGATACTTTATATGATTTTGCTACATCTTCATTATTTACACCATACGCTGGAGCTGTTGGTTTATATAATGATGCTCAAGAATTATTAGCTATAGCAAAATTTGCTACTCCAATCCCAATTTCATCAAACACAGATACAACATTTTTAATAACATACGACACATAATGACAGAGTGGTGGGTACATACAGAAAACTATGACCCAGCTGATTATTTAGGATTCGTTTATATCATAAAAAATAAAAAAAGTGGACGAATTTACGTTGGTAAAAAAGTCTTTTGGAATAATACAAAAACCCGCTTAACCAAAAAAGAATTAGCTGAGCAGACTGGACCAGGGAGAAAATCTACTCATAAAGTAGTGACTAAAGAGTCCAATTGGAAATTTTATTGGGGAAGTTCAAAAGAACTTCTTGAAGACATAAAAGAATTAGGTACAGGAAGTTTTGAAAAGAAAATATTAAAACTTTGTAAAAATAAAAAAGAAATGACCTTTTTCGAAATGTATTATCAATGTCGATATGATGTATTGACAACTAATAGCTATAATGATAATATACTAGGTAAATTTTTTAGAAAAGATTTAGAGTAAGCTTGGTATCTCCAAATGGTTATGTTATATTATTCAAGTTGATGGAGAATATTCTGCTATTAAATACTGTTGAATCGGTTTTAGGTAAAGGTCATAAAACATCAAAAGGTAATTATTCATTTCATTGTCCTTTTTGTAACCACCGAAAACCAAAATTAGAAGTTAATCTAGTAACTAATTCTAAAAAAGAAAATCCTTATAATTGTTGGGTTTGTCATACTAGAGGAAGATCTATTTTAACTTTATTTAAGAAAATTAATGCTCCTAAAGATAAAATATCTGAAGTAGCTTCTTTAATTAAAGTTAATCTCCAACAAGAACTACCTGAAGAAAATAGTACTGTTAAATTGCCTAAAGAATTTAAATCATTAGTTAATGATAAAACTATTGAAGGAAGACACGCTAGAGCATATCTTAAAAAACGTGGTTTAACAGATGAAGATATTATTAAATATAATATAGGTTATAGTACTAGCGGTAAATATTCTGATAGTATTATTATACCTAGTTATGATGCCTCATATAAAATTAATTATTTCATCTCCAGAAAAATTGTAGATAGTAATAGAAAATATAATTCACCTTCATGTGATAAAAACGCTTTAATTGGTTTAGAATCTAATATTAATTGGAAAACACCAATTATTTTATGTGAAGGTATATTTGATGCTATAGCTATTAAAAGAAATGCTATACCGTTATTTGGTAAAACTATTTCTAAAGCATTAATGGTTAAATTAGTTGAAAGTGAAGTTAAAACAGTTTATTTAGCATTAGATCAAGACG